AATGATATCAAAAGAATTAGAAAAAGACTTTATAGAAGTTGCTGAGTGTATAAGAAGTGGGCAGGTAGAACCTAAAGAAATAGTACAATACATGAATCTTCAACCTGAGTTTGAGCAATGGTACAAAAATAGATATATTAGCAAACGCAAGACAACTATTGGAGCATTGAAGTTATGAAATACATAATACCTTTGTTGTTCCCTATTACTTTACTAGCACAAGATTTAACAACAGATAATTTAATTACTAATGGCACATTTGATGATGGTAATACAGGTTGGATTATATCAGGTGATGCACAAGTTATAGGTGATTGTTGCCCTGGTGGTAATGATTTCGAGTTCGGAGATATTGGATCTATAAAACAAGACTTTAAATTATATTCAGATACTATCACTCAACCAATGCTTAACAATGGTATCACTCTTAACAGCACAACAGAATGGCAGAATGGTGAAGGTGGTGAAGGTGGTTGGGCAGGAAATAACAGAGGAGATGCTGATAGCTTTACTGTACGCCTACAAATTAAAGATGAACTTGGTAATGTTATTGCTACCACTACACAAACTCGTACTGATACAACAGGTATCAATGGTGTTAATTACTCTGATAGTCTTACATATACAGGCATAGGTAGTAGAGTAGGTAACATATATTTGAGTGGTGAAGATGCTAATGCACCTGATAATCTTGGTGGTCCCAATGTAGATAATATATCAGTAACCATGACATATGATTCTACAGTATTATCACAAGAACAAACTCAAGCCATCACAGAAATATTTGAAGAAATAGAAGAAGTATTTGCACAAGAAGAATTTACACAAATAGAGGAACTTGTATTTGAAGAAATATTTTTTGAGCCAATGGTAATAGAAGAAACCTATGTTGAAATTATTGAAGAAATGCCAGAATTAACCATTGAAGAACAGTTTGTTGAAGAATCTATTGTTCTTGCACCTGTTATGTTAGAAGAAGAAATTATAGAAGAAACAATAGAAATAATTGAGGAACCTATCATGGAAGAATCTATTATTGAAACTGTGATTGAAACAGAGGCGATACCTGAAGAATCTGTAGAAGTTGCTGAAGAAATTTTTGAAGAAATAATTGAAATCGCAGAATTATCAACAGAAGAAATATCAAATGAAGAAATTGAAACTGAAACAGTAGAAGAAACAGAAGTAGAAAATGAAACTGAAACAACAGAATCACAAGAAGAAACCAACACAGATGTAGCAGAAGAAGAAACACCAACACAAAATGATCAAACAGATACTCAGATATCAGTAAATATACAAGATATTGCAATAAAGGTTGCAGATAAAATAAAAACAATAGATGGTCAATTGAAGGCGACACAGATGATCGTTGCCAAGGTAATGCAAAATAATGATAAAATAAGTTCATATTCAAACATCAATCAAGATATATTTATTCAACCACAGATACAAGATATTGACATTGGTACATACACCAACAATACTTATGTAGATATAAGAAATATATATCCTAATCAATCATACGAGGACAGATTATGGACATCAAGACAATAGCGACAGGTATAGGTATAGTAATTACGATTGCAGGACTTTTTGTATATCAAGGTCAATTGATAGAACGAGTTGAGGTTTTAGAATCGAAAGTTGTTGATACCAAACCTATTGAAAAAGATATAATTGCCATAAAAAAAGATATTGAACAGCTACAAAAAAAGAGCAGTAATCCATTGGCACAATAAGATGTCAGCAGATGTATCAATAGCATTTTCATTTGCCATAGCTTTTTTGATTGCAGGATTGTTTATATATTTTCGTTAATGAGCTATCATTATATTATTAATAAACAGAGGTTATCATGGCAGGATTAACAATAATAACAGCAGAAACAGCATTTGCAGTAACATCAGCAGAGGTTAAAACACATTTACGAATTGATGGATCTGATGATGATACCCAAATTGATAATCTAATAAAAACTGCACATAACTGGGCTAAAAGATATACAAAAAGAAGTCTAACAACACAAACATTAAAATTATCTATAGATGCTGTATATGATACTGATATCCCACTGCGAGAAGGTATGTATATTGGCGTAGATCAAGATATCACAAGAAGAAGTATTTTATTACCTGAATCGCCTGTCGCATCAATAACGCATGTAAAATCTTTTGATGATTCTGATACAGAAAGCACATTTGCATCAGGTAATTATATGCTTGATAGTGCAGGCGTACCTGCTAGGTTTGTTTTAAGAAATGGCAAAAGTTATCCGACAGGTCTTAGAGTTGCAAATGCATTGGAGATTACTTATGTAGCAGGTTATGGTGCGACAACTGCAGTACCATTTGATATAAAACTTGCTTGTTTGAATTATATTGCATACCTATTTGAACATAGAGGTGATCAAGATACGCAAATCAAGGTACCAACATCAGCAACACAATTATTGCAACCATATGTTATAAGACAATTTGGTACAAATCCATATCGAGGCACTGCACATTATGGAGGCATGATTTAATGTCCCTTATTGGTGAAATGAGAAATAGAGTTATATTACAAACCCTTGGTGGATCAATAGATGCAGGAGGTGGCACAACATCTACATATTCAACAGCAACGACTGTGTGGGCTAAGGTAGAAAATTTATCAGGTAGCGAATCATTATTCGGTGATCAATTAAGAGCAACAGCTAGTTTTAGATTTACCATAAGATATTATTCTGCATTAACAGAGAAGAATCGTATATCTTATGATTCAAAAACATTTGACATACAATATATTAAAGATATAGAAGAAGGCAGAAATAAATACCAAGAAATATTGGCAACAGAAGGTGTGGCAACATAATGGGAATATCAGTACAAATAGATAGCAAGATAGATCAAAATAGAAAAAAACTTGATAAATTATTTATGCAAAATGCCGTTAGGCATGTTAATCGTGTTGCTGTTTATTTTCAAAATGAGGTAAAAAGAGGTATGCAAAGAACACCAAAAACAGGAGAGAAATATCGTAAGGGTAAAAAAATACATATCGCATCATCTGAAGGCAACCCACCTGCTATTGATACAGGAAGATTAGTCAGCAGTATATTGGTAAGTAATGCTACAGGTTTGGGAGCAGTGCCAGTAGCTAAGGTAAAAACAAATGTTGAGTATGCTTATACATTAGACAAAGGGAATTTAAATAGACCATTTATGAGTAAAAATAGCACTGCTTATCAAAAGGCAAGATTATTTTCACAAAAAATTATGAAAAATATGTTTAGGTAATATTATGGGATTTCATTCATTCGATCTACAAACAACAATATTTACTACATTATCAAACGATTCTTCATTAGATACAAAAATTGGTAATAATAAGGTATTTGATAGTGTTGCACCACAAGACACTGCATATCCATATGTTGTTATAGGTTTAGAAAATAGCAGAGAAAATAACGCAAAAGGCAGATCAGGAAGAACATACAATGTAGATATTGAGTGTTGGTCTAAATATAGGGGACAAAAAGAGATCAAGGAGATTATGGAAATATTGCACAATCTTTTTGATAATGTTAGTCTAAACGTGTCAGGTGCGACTTCGGTTATAAGCACTGTTGTTTCAACAATAACCCTTGTTGAGGGTGATGGGATAACAAGACATGGAATAATAAATATAGATTTTTTAATATTTGATTAGAGGTAATTATGGCAGTTTTAAAAGGTAAAGATTTTTTATTAAAAGAAAATTCAACAGGATCGGCAGCGACTATTGGGAGTATGAGAAGTACCTCAATGACAATCAATGGCGAAATGATTGATGTAACAAGTAAAGATAGCAACCCATTTGTATCAGGTGGTACTGCATTAGGTAGAGATATACTTGATGGCGCAGGTGTTAATTCTATGAGTATGACATGCTCTGGCATATTTGATGATACAAGCGCACTTAATAGAATGATTGGTTTTGTTAATGCAGGTACAAATCAGGCATATGTTATGCAATTCGGTGATGGTAGTAATTATTCAGGTAATTTTAAAATAACATCATTTGAAACAGGTGGTGAATATAATGCTGAACAAACATATAGCATTAGTTTAGAATCTACAGGTCAGGTAGCTTATACATCAGCATAATATGTGGATAAATAAAAACATTAAACTTGGCTCTAATGATTTAAAGTGTTCAATCAGAATCAAAGATGAAGTTATTGAGATAGAACTGCCATTCGTTGAAGATTATGAAGAATTGTTAGAGTCTAAACAGATCACAATTGATACCAAAAAGTATAATGTTATTTCAGTTGTAGATATAGCTGAAAGACATGAAAAATTATTTATTTCATGCTCACAAGAAAAGAGTAAGAAAACAGAGAGGGGGACTAATGAACAATCCAATAAGAGCAGAAAAAACAGTTAAGGTAGGCGATACCGAATATAAATCTCGTATGTCGTTAGACACCATTATGCGAATAGAAGATTCGCTAGGTACATCAATTCTAAAGGTTGGTGAAAAATTAATGTCTAGAGATATAACGCAAAGAGAATGCTTGATAATCTTAACATTATGTATCAGAGCAGGTGGCAATGATATAGAAGAAAAGCAAATAACAAAATTGATGTCGCAACAAGATTTGGTTAAAACAATAACCACAATAGGTGAATTGTTCTCATTGGCTCTACAGACCAATAATTCTGAAAATTCTGAAAAAAAAAGCTAACAGAAGAAGATCAAAAAATACCCATAGATAGATACATTGAGATTTTGGTTGGTATGTTACATATACCGCCAAATCAAGTATGGGATATGTCATTAAAAGAAGTTACACTAGCGATTAAAGGTTTTAGAGAATATAATGGTGGTGATACAGATGAACCAGTCACGAGAAATGATATGGAAAAATTAAAAGAATTATATCCTGATTATTAAATATGGCAGATTTAGATAAACTTGTAGTACGAATTGAGGCAGATTTAAATGATCTTAAAAAAGGTCTAACTGATGCCGAAAGGAAAATAAAAGATTCATCAGGTAAGATGGGTAATAGCTTTAAAAAGCTAGATAAGGGATTAATCAATCTCGGATCATCAGTAGTTAAATTCGGATCAATATTCGCAGCGACATTTGGTGTACTCGCAATAAAAGATATCATTGGTGTTGGTATTGAAATTGAAACACTAAGAATAAGATTCAAAGCATTATTTGGATCTGCAGAAGAAGGCGCAAGGGCATTTGAAGAATTACTTACATTCGCAGGTAAAGTACCATTCTCACTAGATGAAATACAAGCAGGTGCAGGTGCATTAGCAGTTGTATCAGAAGATGCAGAAGAACTTGCAAAAAATTTAGAAATCACAGGTAATGTCGCGGCGATGAGTGGTTTGACATTCGTTGAGGCAGCACAACAAATTCAAAGAGCATTTGGTGCAGGAGCAGGTGCAGCCGAAATGTTAAGAGATCGTGGTGTTCTTGCCATGGTCGGTTTCGAGGCAGGTGCAACTGTAAGTGCAAGAGAAGTAAACAGAGTATTTTCAGAGTTATTCAGAAAAGGTGGCAAATTTGGAAATCTAACAGATGAATTAGCAAACACCGTTCAAGGTACACTGAGTATGATTCAGGATAGTATCTTGCAATTTAAAATAGCCATATCAAATGAATTCATGAAAGAAATTGGTAAACAATTAAACCTTCTTGATTCAAATTTAAAAGCAAATGCCAAGGAAATAGATAGAACAGGTACAGAGATTGGAAGATCATTAGGTGAAACAGCAGCTACTGTTGTTCGTAATTTAGATGAAATCACAATTGCTATTGAGGCATTAACCACAGTTTTACTTGGTAGTGCATTATATAAATTTGCTAGAAATCCAGTAATCTTAGCCATATCAGTTGTGTTAGGTGTAATTATAAAAGCCATAGCACAAGCGCGTAGAGAATATAAACAGTTTCATGATGAAGTCGCCAAGAATAATATGGTACTTGAAGACTTTTTAGATATTATAAAAAATAATCCCAAAATATTTGGTGAATATGAGCTAGGTGTAAAAAAGGGAACAGAGGCAAATAATGAATTCGGCATTTCGTTAGAGGACTTAGTATCAATACTAGATGAAACCAAAAAAACCCTTGATGATGCAGGTAAGGAAATAGCAGATGTATTCGCTGATTCTATTGTTAAAGGTGAAAATTTCAAAGATGCAATGAAAAGAGTATTTCAAGATGCATTATCAGATATTATTGCCTATGCAACTCATTTATTAATCATACAACCGATTATTGAAAAAATAAAAGATTCTATTGATGGTGTGGCAGGTGCAATGAAGAAATCGAGTAAACAAACGAATACAGTTGCATTAGGTTTTACAGATCAAGGAGCATACACAGGTGCACCACCAATGGCTTATGGTGGTAATGTTTTACCAAATAGACCATATACAGTCGGTGAAAGAGGAACAGAATTATTTGTACCAAAACAAGCAGGTGATATAGTTCCAAATAATCAATTGAGTGGTGGTATAACAATTAATCAGAATTTAAATTTTTCTACAGGTGTATCGCAAACAGTGAGAGCAGAGGTAATGAATCTAATGCCTGCTATAAAAGAGGAAACAGTTAATGCAGTTGCAGAAAGTAGATCACGAGGTGGTAGTTTTGCTAGGACATTCGGTGCATAATGGCTAGTCCAACATATCCATTAACAATGCCAACTTCCCCAGGGTTCACAACTTCTGAATGGAATATTGTAAAAACTGTATCAATGACACAATCGCCATATACATATGCACAACAAGTTGCAGAATTTGAGGGATCACTTTGGACAACAGTTGTTAGTTTACCACCTATGAAAAGATCACAGGCAGGAGTTTGGCAAGCATTTTTTATGCAATTACATGGTATGAAAGGTACCTTTTTAATTGGTGATCCTGATGGTAAAACATTACTCGGATCATTAACCAATACAATTCAAGTTAATGGTGATCATTCGGTAGGTGCATTTGATGTTGTGATAGATGGGGCAAATACCAGTACAACAATATTTAAGGCAGGTGATTATGTGCAATTCGGAAGTGGGGCATCAAGTAAATTGCATATGATTGTTTCTGATGTAACATCAGACTCATCTGGGAATGCTACACTACCAATAGAGCCCCCTCTAAAGTCTAGCTTGTCAGATGATGCCTCAGTGGTTACATCATCAACAAAAGCAGTCATGAGAATGAATACTAACGAATTAGGTTGGTCTGCATCTAAGATTTCACTTTATGGAATCAGTTTTGCTTGTACTGAATCGCTATAGTCGCGTTTTCAGCATTTAGTTGATATCTCACATATAAACATATCCGAACATTATAAATACCGAAATACATCATTTAAGCGCGAAATACAGG